GAGCGCCGATGGGCTTCCGCAATTAGCGGCAACACCAGACGTCGATGGCCTAGTCAGCTTGATATGAGTTGACCATGTGCCACTGTCCCATTCGTGTTGAATGGCGTCGGGTGTTTCGTAATGGCTGAAGTATTGAAGCAGTATCGAGAACGATTTGCGCAAGGCACTGCGTTTTTCGGTATAGACTTCGCTTTGCAATCCCTCGACTGCCAAAGCTGTTTCAAGTGTTTTATCCCATGTCATGTTAGGTTTCTCCTGTAATGGGTAATAATAAAAGTGCTAATAATGACACCTAACGATGTCACCAGAACACATTTCGGGTAGTAGTGTCAACAATTCGTGACACCAAACGAGTAGCGACCCGACACCTTTCGATGCCGAGCCGCCAAGTGAACCCCCTATTCCCCTTCGGGGAATTTGCGTGTTGGGGAACTATTTCACGCGGGTAACCACAGTTACCGATTGCTCAGGAATCCGAGCGCCCTTCACTGTGGCTGGGTTGACAATGAATTGCCTTCCCTTGCAGGTGTGACCTGCGATGAGGTCTTTAACCTCAGCGTGCATTGCCGCCTGCTTGTCGAAGAACACTTGTTCCTCGTGCACGACCATCTGCCGTAGGCGATTGCGTCTCTGCAATACATTGAGCCTGCGATTGATGCCGACCTCGAAGGCTTCGCCGTTGACCGAGATGGTGCGTCGCACCACCTGTTGACCATGGACGTCTCCGTCACTGGCCTGCCGACGAGTAGCGCCTCGAAGTTTGGGTTGCGTGGACTCGGCCTTGCGACCGAAGATGTTTGAAATCATGTCTGTGAACATCACTGTGTCCTCCTATGTCAGACGTTAAGTTTGGCCAGAACATACTGGCCGTTCGATATGCGCTTGCGGGTAGCCGCAGTCGCTTCACCCAAGAACCGATTGCGATAGCGAGCGGTCGTAATGGAATAATTCCAATGCTCGCGGTCGAGACGTATCGGGTTGCTTGGATAATCCACAGGACGAACCGCGATGGTTGTCCCGTAAGATTCAAATGCCGTAGACCCGTCGTCGTGGTAGACGACGTATTGGTCTTTGGCAGGATTGCCGGACGACGTAAGCATTGCCTCTTTGCGTGGCGGATGCTGTTGCCCGGGCTTGTGGATGATGATGGTTGTCATTCGATGTCCTCCTGTGGAATGTCGAGTGCTTCATGAACGTGTGCCATTGCTTCGCACACTTCGTCCCACGCTTCGTCATCCGTCGAGATGCAATCCTCGCGGTAGCATTGAAGCGCGTTCCAGATGGTTGATAGGTCACGTCTCATCACGAGCCTCCTTAGCGACATGAGCGAACATGTCCGCTAGGTTTAAGATGTGCTCGTGAACGTCATGGATGTCGTGATACTCAAACGGCTCCCATGCGTAGTCTGTGAGGAATGCGTTGTATTTGTCCTCGTCCCAATCGTTCCAGTCATCGGGTAGCGTCTCGCACAGATAGAACGAGGACGCGAGTTGGTGATAGTCACGTTTCATTGTTGGTTCTCCTCCCAGATAAGGGATTTGTCTGAGAACACACGCAGTCGGTCTAAGACCTCTTGATGCGTAAATCCTCGGTTGATGGCGTTGTCGCCGAAGGCAATCTCGAAGACTGCCGCGATGAACTCGTCGTCAAACATTGGCTTCTTCCTCCCTTGTGGCATTGACCAACATCCACGCAAACTCGTGTAGTTGCTTGCGTCGAGCGGTCTCGTTGATGTCGTCGGCGTCAGCCAACGCGTTGATGAATCCGATGATGTCTGTCAGCGTCATGTCAGCACCTCGCACGTGTCTTCAAGACCCGATGCCTCGAGCAACTCATCGTCTGGCACGCTGGCCAGTCGTTCGAGTAGACGTTGACGAACAGCACTGGCTGTTACGTCTGCGCCATCTGGGTCGTCGTGGTCGATTGACGCGAGCAGACTGATGACACTGTTGTATCGCTTCGTCATGTCAGCACCCCCGAATCAAATGCCACACGTATGCACCCAGCGTTGCCGCTGTTGCGTGTGTAGCGATTAGCAGTAGACCAACCAGCGTGAGTGACACGATTCGTTCGCGTCGTCTCATGCGGTCAGCACGTTCGTAGATGGTCGCAAGTGATGAGTCATCTGCGATTAGCTCGTCGAGCGTAGGTTGTTTAGCCATTGGGAATCCTCCTGTGATGGCGTTGGTGGTCGTTATTGGTCGTTCGTGTGTGTGCCACGACCTGTAACAGCACACAAAAAAAGCCCCCACACCCGAAGGTGTGAGGGCTGATTTCGTAGCGCAGGTGTTATGCGTTGCGCTTAGCCAACTCGCTGGTGAGCATGGCAACCATGCCTGCGAGGTCTGCATCGCTCATGCCTGCGACGTTCCCGCCGACTGCCGCCTGCTTGGCCTTCGGCTTGCGCTTGGCCTTCGGCTTCGCCGTAGCGAACGCGGCCTTGTGGTCAGGCTTACCTTCGGTAAGCTGCGCGATGAACTTGAGCGTGCGCTTGGCCTTGCCGACCTGCTTGCGCTCGGTCGCTCGGTCTGCACGCGGTTGCAGGATTGCGATGGCCTCGGCTGTGAGCGCGTCGCGCTCGTCTGCGTTGGCGTTGGTGATGGTGGTTTCGATTTCGCGCAATGATGCGCCTGTGAAATTGCTCATGGGTAATTCTCCTGTGTGAGCGTCCCCTGCGCGGGATTGCGCTGGGGAAGAGCAGGCAGACTGCTCCGCTCAGTAAACCCCCTGTTCCCCTTCGGGGAACCGTGCGGACGACACGCCCACGCGAGCGCATGTAACGTCATGAAATGGTTACGAATGTCTCTCAGCACCCTATCGTTCGCACGCGTAACGAGCGCGTGCGAAAACACACCGCCAAAAACACCCCTGAAAGGGGAGCAAAACCCCACGTTTTCTGCGGGTTTCGGGCGGTTTGGGACGGTTTTGTGACGTCACACGCCCCCCCGGGGGGCATACCCGGCACCCGCCTTCCGCGCGCGGTCTATCTAACGTCACCAGGGGGTCTCGAGTCGCGAGCAAAAATGAAAATGTTGGAGAACAATGAGTAGAACTAAGTTCACAAATCGCGTAAGCGTACAAACAGCTACTGGCCAAGTGGCATTGTCACCAAATCAGGTGGCAAACCTGCGCGGCCAAATAGCAAGGAACATGGAGACGCACATCGCACTGGCTGATGATGTAATAAAGGGCCATACAGAGTGGAGTCCCACGCAAGCACGCGTGTTTTCCAACCTGTTGAACAAGGTTATTCCCGACCTGTCCGCTTCTTACCATCAGCACGAGCACAGTCACCGTGCATTAAACGAAATGTCTCGCGAAGAGCTGGAGCGTATTGCTTCAGGCGTAGACGAAATTATTGACGCAGAACCAATGGAGGAAACTGATGACGGACAAGAGCAAGGACCTAGTGAGCAACCCGATAGCGGAAGCAGTGCCGACGAAAATATCGACAGTGGGGCTGGGGGCAGCGATGAGCCAACTGGACCTCAGTTCAGTACCGGAACATAGACGCCAAGAAGCCGTAATGGACCACTTCTTCCGTGTCATGTCGGAGAATGTCATGGACACAAAGCTCTCAGAGGAACTGAAGGGCTCGCGCGCCATTAAAGAGAAAAGACAGAAACCCACTAGCGGTATTGCCCAGGTAAAAGCCAAGGACATTATCGTATGAGTGTGTCCCGCTCGGCAGCAGCCAAGCATCTACTTAAACTCCAAGATGCAGAGAAGAGCTTTGAGGGTTTTGTTCGCATAGTAGAGCCGACCTTCGAGCTTGCGGACTTTCAGCTAGACCTTATTAGGAAGCTGGACGCCCTGGAGCGCGGAGAGCTAGAAGACGACGAAGGCCGTCCCGCCAGAAACATCCTCGTCACCATGCCACCTCGACATGCCAAGTCCACATTCTCGACTGTGTTATTTCCTGCCTACTATATGGCGAAGAACCCCAGCCGCTACATCCTGTCCTGCTCATACAACGCAATGCTGGCCTCTGACTTTGGTCGGCAGGTGCGTGACCGAGCTGCTGGCGTAGAAGTTCAACAGGCATTCCCTGACTTCAAGATGTCTAGCGATAGTCGGGCAGCGGATGTGTGGCGCACAGAGATGGGCGGCGCATACTTTGGTGTGGGTATTGGCGGCACAACAACTGGTCGACCAGCAAACCTACTTATCGTCGATGACCCAGTTAAGTCACGCGAGGATGCGGAGTCCGCAACCCAGCGCAACAAGATATGGGACTTCTACACAGCAGCCCTATCCACTCGTCTACAGCCAGACGGGCAGGGGCAAGCACCCAGCCAAATCGTCATCCTCACGCGCTGGCATCCAGACGACTTAGCTGGACGCCTAATGAGAACAGCCGACTGGAAGGAAGGGTTGTGGATGCACCTCGACTACCCAGCCATCAAGACCGTCGGTGGCGAGAAAATTTCTCGGCGTAACCTACCAAAAGACCACCCGATGTATGTCGAGGCCGGGGAGCTTTCAAACCTAGCCAAAGGAAAGCGCTACCATCAGGAGACAAAGGAAGTAGCCCTGTGGCCAGAGCGCTTTCCCGTCGAGGAGCTGCGCAGACGTGAGCGTCTCAACCCTCGCGACTTCGCGTCCCTGTACCAGCAGCAGCCATACATCGAGGGCGGTAACATCCTCAAGTCAGAGTGGTGGAACTACTACCCAGAAGACCTGAACCCCACGAACTTCCAGAGCTTAATCATTGCAGCAGACACCGCCTTTAAGAAGACGGAGACCGCCGACTACTCTGTGGCCATTGTCGCTGGCCTAACCCATGAAGGTGACATCTACATTGTGGACATACATCGTGGGCGCTGGGATTACCCAGAGTTACGCGCAAAGCTCATCAACATCAACGCAACTTGGAGAGGCAGAGGCTTGCGCGCGCTTTATGTTGAGGACAAGGCATCCGGCCAGTCCATCATTCAGGACTTGCGTCGCGAGTCAGGGATTGCTGTTGTTCCATATAAGGTGGTCAACGATAAGGTATCGCGCATCAACGGGATTACGCCGCTCATCCAAGGCGGCAGAGTGTGGCTCCCAGAAAAAGCTACATGGCTTGATGATTTCGTGGAGGAGTGCGTTGCGTTCCCAAGCGGCAAACATGATGACCAAGTAGATGCTCTATCAATGGCAGTGGACGTCCTGTCCCGCCAAACAATTACACCCGAGTCTGTATTTGGCTCACTCGAGTCTGGCAACTCTTTGATGCAGGAGACTCACAGAAAAAGAGACTCTCTATCTGAGCAGTATGGCAGAGACATTTTCAAGGGTTGGGGTGAGTTATAAGGACGACCCCTCCACAACAATGAGGCAAATTAAACGTCATGGCTGAAGATTCAAACTTATATGGCGCAGATTACGCTTTCTCTCCTACTGATGGGATGATTGTCGACCTGTCACGCCTGGCGCGCAAGCTAACCAATTACGAAGACATCTCTGACGACCTGACTGAGGAAGAAGAGCGTCGCATCGTGGACTACGTTAAGTCCTGTGTAGACATGTCGTACAACAAAATTAAGAAGCGGTACGACCACTGGACAGAAGCTGACCGAGCTCACGACGTCTACGTCCCGCCCGAAGCTACTCAGTTCCGCGAAAAGGCGGTAATCGCAGACACCCGTGCAGTGGCGGACACCGTCCTCACTTACTTGATGGCTGCTCTTGCTGGACGCAATCCGATGTTCCAGCTCGAAGGACTAAACCGAAACAGCCGGAAGGTCTCATCAATTCTTGAGCGTGTGCTTCACAGCCAAATGCGAAGAACTGCTGGTGAGGCTCGGCTTGCTCAGATGCTTCTCGATAGCATCAGGTATGGCTTTGCTCCCACAAAAATCGTTTGGGACTCCAAGTCAAACCAAAACCAGATAGTGAATTTTGACCCACGCCGTGCCTTCCCTGACCCACGCGTAAGCTGGGGCGATTGGGAGAAGTGGCAGTATTGTGTATTTACTGACTACGTCAGCTTTAACACGCTTATGAGTTCGGGCCTCTACCCCAAACTCAAAAAGCACCCGTCCCTCCGCCACCGCACCGCCCCTCCTCGGAACGCGTGGGCTGCCCATAGATGGCATAAAGAAGAGGGACGGGGCCTCAACATTGACCCAGCCGCTCCTAACCAACGCGAGCGTATGGACCATGCGTATTTCACATTGGGTGACGCACGTGTCACAGACGAATGCTGGGTGCGCTTTGCTGGTCACGAAATCGGCATTCCATCTATCGAACAAATCTGGATGGTTATTACCATTCTCGACGAACACATCTGTATCCGTATGCAACTAAACCCATACGGCCAACAGTTCCCAGTAGTTGTGGGCGGTCTGTATAACGACAGCCACAAAACGTGGGGTCAATCCCTCTATGACCTCATGCTCCCTATGCACGATATTGCAACGTGGCTGCTTCGTAGTCGTATTGACAATGTGCAGGCCGCCCTCAACAACCTAATCTTTGTCGACCCGACACAGGTAATGGTTCCCGACCTCATCGACCGCAATCCATGGGGTGTTGTTCGCACCATGCCAGGTGCTAAGCCTGGCGATGGTGTCTTTATTGCCCAAGTTCCAGATGTCACTCGTGGCCACTGGAACGACATCCAAGCTATGTCAGAACTCAAGAACCGCGTCTCTTCAGCCAGTGACGCGCAACAGGGTATGCCGACGCCGGATGTACGCACAGCGACAGAGATTGCGCGAATGACGCAACTTGGTTCTCAGCGTCTGGGTGTTCTTAGTCGTGTCATCTCTGCGACAACCATCCGCCCGATGGTCCGCATGATGACATCCAACATCCAAGACTCTCTTGACCTTGATGGCTCAATCAAGATTGACCCAGACAAGATGCCTGGCCAACTGGCAGACATGGTGGACGATGGTTACATCGACTACACGTCTCGTGACCTACAAGGTCAGATTGACTACCTGGTTATCGACGGCACGCTTCCTGTTGAGCCTACACGCAATGCAGAGACGTGGATGAACATGCTTCAAATGATGAGCCAGACCGGACTCAACATGGAATACAAGATGGGCAAGATTGCTGAGGAAGCTATCCGGGCCCTGGGCATTTCAGACCTAGACCAATTCCGCATCTCTGAAGAAGAGAAGGCGCAAGGCAATTCACCTAGTCAACAAATTGCGTTGATGGAGAAGATGCGTGGTGCATCTGTCCAGCCGCAAGAAGACATCTCACGTGAGGTAGAAAAAGGCAACCTCATCCCAATGAGCGAGGCACAGAGAAATGGCTAACGAAACAATTAACTCCCGTGCAGCAGCAATGGAACCGTCTCTCGATACAGGGGTTGTGGATTATGTTCACGCAGTGTTTGAGCAGGTTAATCGTAATCAACAGGACTGGGGCATTCAAAACGCTCAAGTGATTGCAAAACTACAGCAAAGGGTTAAAGACCTCGAAGTCGAGGTTGCTAACCTGAAAGGACGACTATAATGGCTATTACACGCCCCACAGGTGAACAGCTCCGCTTCGTCTCTGCCAATACTGGTGAGCACGTTCTGGACACGTACATGGAGAATGCTGAGATTGGCGGACGCCAACTGAGCCAGCTTCTCGGTGACATCTTCAACAGTAGCAACGGTACGTTCGACGCAACTATCTTTACCTTCCAGGTCGACACAACG